GAATACATTATTAAAGCTGGTGTATTACAATTAGTTATGGGTGCAGTTAATCACCCAAGTGAATTTGTTTATAATACCGAATTGTGTGTGCAAACGCCAGCTTATGAACATCATACCGAAGTTATTCGCTTTCTTAAAAGGCATTTTCATAAATTTAGCCGATGTGGTTTCTTATCGTTACCTGTTGGTGAAATAGTAGGCACACATATTGACCAAGGCAGTTATTACTTAACCAAAGATAGATACCATCTTTCCATACAAGGCCGATATAAGTACCATTGTGGTGATGACGAAGTGATTGTAGAACCAGGCACACTTCTTTGGTTTGATAATAAAAAGCCACACGGTACCGTAAATGTTGGTGATGAAACAAGAATCACTTTTGTATTTGATGTGCCTCATCATAAAAATAATCCATAACGGTAAACAATAATAAAACACTTGACATACACACTTGATATACTGTATAATACGATATAAACAATTGAGGAGTTTGCATGAGCATACTAGATAAATTAAAAAAGAATTCTACTATCAAAGAGAGTTCTGTTCTTTCCAAATCAAAGTTCTTCACCGAAAAAGATATGATTCCTACCGATGTGCCAATGGTGAATGTGGCATTATCGGGTCGCCTTGATGGCGGTCTAACACCAGGCCTTACAATGTGGGCAGGTCCATCTAAACACTTTAAGACAGCATTCAGTTTGCTTATGGCAAAATCTTACATGGACAAATATCCAGATGCCGTTCTTTTATTTTACGATTCAGAATTTGGTACACCAGTAAAATACTTTGAAACATTCCAAATTGATATGGAAAGAGTATTACATACACCGTTGACTGATATTGAACAATTAAAGTTTGATATTATGCAACAACTACAAGAAGTAAACCGTGGCGATAAATTGATTATTGTGTTAGATTCAATTGGTAATTTGGCATCTAAAAAAGAAGTTGAAGATGCTCTTGAAGGCAAATCTGTGGCAGACATGTCACGAGCAAAACAAGTTAAGTCCTTGTTCCGTATGGTCACACCACACTTAAACCTTAAAGATATTCCAATGGTTGTAGTGAATCACACTTACAAAGAAATTGGTATGTTCCCTAAAGATATTGTTGGTGGTGGCACAGGTTCTTATTATTCTGCTGATAACATTTATATCCTTGGTCGTCAACAAGAAAAAGACGGCACAGAGATTGTAGGCTATAACTTTATTATCAATGTAGAAAAATCAAGGTATGTAAAAGAAAAGGCGAAGATACCAATTGCCGTTTCATTTGAAGGCGGTATTCAAAAGTATTCTGGCCTTGTAGATATTGCAATTGAAGGTGGGTTTATTTCTAAACCAAGTCCTGGTTGGTATGCAAAGATTGACCGTAAGACCGGTGAGATTGGTGACCGTGTTCGTTTTGAAGCTACACAAACAGACGAATTCTGGAAAGACCTAATCAATGGTGATGACTTTAAGGAATATGTAAAGAGAAAATATGAAATCGCTTATAGTAGCATTATGGGAGAAGGTGCAGAATCTCCTGTGGTGGAAACAGAAGATGAAGAAGTATAAAGAAGGTATTGATTACCAATTTATAGACTTCAACGATTCAGAGCTTACAGGTATTGGACTTCTTATAGATGGTTATAAAGGAGTCCTTTATCATTACCATAAAGCTAGAGTTGTAGAAGAAGGTGAAATTGCCAGATTACAGTTTGGTTATACCATTGTAAATCCAGGTGAACACGACATTGACACCTTGACAAATGATGAAAAATTTCATACCATTATGGGTGACATCTTATCAGAAATATTATTGACGAAACAAACACACGATGAACAGACTAGAACAGACGATACTCAAGAACCTGATTTACAATGATGAATACACACGAAAAGTTTTACCATTTATTCGTGCAGAGTATTTTTCAGATAATAATGAGCGTTTAGTATTCCGTGAAGTATTTGAATTCATTCACAAATACAAAAATCCACCAACACACGAAGCTCTTGTAATTAACTTTACAGAAAAGAAAACACTCACAGACGCTGAGGTATCTGGTGCGATTGACCTTCTCAAAGAAATTAACCTTGTTAAAAATGAGCCAACTGAAACACAATGGCTTATTGAACAAACTGAAAAGTTTTGCCAAGACAAAGCTATCTATAATGCCATTATGGAATCTGTTGGCATTCTTGACGATAAAAATGGTAAAAAAGCTAAAGGTGAAATACCTAAACTATTAAGTGATGCTCTTGGTGTTACATTCAATAACAATGTTGGTCACGATTATATTAATGATTCAGATGCTCGTTATGATTCATATCATCAAGTTGAATCTCGTGTTCGGTTTGACCTAGATTTATTCAATAAGATTACCAAAGGCGGTCTTCCAGTTAAAACATTGAATATTGTTTTGGCGGGAACTGGTGTTGGTAAATCTCTGTTTATGTGTCACATGTCAGCGGCTGCTCTTGCACAAGGTTTGAATGTATTGTATATCACTATGGAAATGGCCGAAGAAAAGATTGCAGAGCGTATTGATGCTAACTTGCTAAACATCAATCTAAATGAACTTCATACCATTTCTAAAGATGATTATAGCCGTAAGTTTGAAACAGTAAAAGCAAAGACTAACGGTAAATTAATTATCAAAGAATATCCAACGGCAGCCGCTTCTGTATTACATTTCAGAGCTCTAATCAATGAACTTCAACTTAAAAAGAACTTTACACCTCATATTATATTTGTTGATTATCTCAACATCTGTACCTCAGCACGAGTTAAACCTGGTGCTAATGTGAATACTTATTCTTATATCAAGTCAATCGCTGAAGAACTTCGTGGTTTGGCTGTAGAGAATAATGTACCAATTGTGTCCGCAACCCAAACAACAAGGTCAGGTTTTACAAACTCCGATCCTGGCCTTGAGGACACTTCTGAATCTTTTGGTTTACCAGCAACCGCTGACTTTATGTTTGCTTTGGTGACCAATGAAGAACTTGAAGGACTAAACCAAATCCTTGTCAAACAATTAAAGAATCGGTATTCTGACCCTAGTTATTATAAACGATTTGTAATTGGCGTTGATAGAGCAAAGATGAGATTGTATGACGCTGAAGTGTCAGCACAAAACGACCTTGCTGATTCAGGCCAAGTAGATGATAAACCATTGAACAGTTTTGGCAATCGTGAAAGAAGTTATAATAATAAATTTGAAGGGTTTAAGGTTTGAGTTTAACTAAAGAACAAGCTGTTCATTGTGCCAATGTATTTTCAAATTACTTTGACCGATTTCAAAGAATTGATGATTACATTCGTGACCAAAAACTAAACAGTCTTTCAGATAGACCTATTGTTTTACCTGGTATGGGACCAGAAGAAGATTTGTTTTCTGATTTTACCATACATCCAAATGATATGGACTTTGAACTTGTGGAATTACCACAAGATAATTGGGACATATATCTCAATATGATTTCATCTCACTCTAATATGACCAGTATTCCAGGTCGTTGCTTGAGATTGGCTGTATTAGAAAAGAATACTAAAAAGTGGGTTGGTTTTATTCGTCTTGGTTCTCCAGTTATCAATATGAAACCTCGTAATGAAATGCTTGGCGGTGTATTTACTCAAACTCCAGAATCCGCCAAGTCTTTCAATCAAACATCTATTATGGGCTTTGTGATTGTGCCATCTCAACCATTTGGGTTTAATTACCTTGGTGGTAAATTATTGGCAGCTATTTGTTGTTCTCATTGGGTTCGTGAAAAGTTAAATGCCAAATATGATATGAATACTTGTTTGTTTGAAACCACAAGTCTATATGGTTCATCTAAATCATCATCACAATATGATGGTATGAAACCGTATTTAAGATTCAAAGGTTTAACCGATTCTGATTTCTTGCCAATGATGCACGGTAAACCCTATGAAGACCTCAAAAATTATGTTGAAAATATCCTTGGTGAAATCGTACCAGCTGACGCTTCAAGTCGTAAGCTAAAAATATCTAATAAAATCATATCTTTGACTAAACAGGCTCTCAAAGGTGAACCTGAATATCAAAAGTTTATGACAACCATCACTAATGCCTTGAACCTAACAGAGAAGAAAAGGTATTATGCCTCTAATTATGGGTTCTCTAACTTTGCCGATGTAGTTATGGGCAAGACAGATAAACTCATTCCTGATAAAGAAAACTATGATAAACACCATCTGGACGCTATTATAGACTGGTGGAAACGCAAGGCAACTACAAGGTTTGAATCACTACAAGCAGAGAATAGAATAAGAACGGAGATTGAAGTTTGGACCTCTGGCAAAGAACTTGACATCATTCGGTAATTGTGTTAGCATAAATACTGTATGGCTATCAAATACCTAACAGGCGGACAACAAACAACGGTCAATTCTACTATTACAGAATTGTTTCCTGCCCTTTGTTTTAATAATGGTTTCAAACCAAGAACACCGCAAGCCCTTGAAGATTATATTCGTTCAGTTGATTTGAAGACACCTAAATCAAGAAAATCATTTGTAACTGAAAGTAATCTAAAGGCTGGTAAAGAATTTGTAGTATTGATGGATAGAATTCGTCCAGAAATGCGAACAGAAAAAATACAAAACGCATATGCTATTCTACAATACCTTTATGATATGCACAAAGAAAGACCTATTGATAAAGTCGTTTGGGGTTATCGTGAAAAACCACAAGGTATACCAAGTAATCATGCAGGTGATGTTTTTGTTTTCTTCAAAGATAAAACGAAAGCGCCAAAAAGTATAGGGGTTTCATTGAAGGCTGGTTCTGAAACATCAGCGGAACCTAAACTAAACAGTTATGTTAAAACTACATTAACAAAATCAATGTGGTTAAAATCAGCACCTAAAGCTGTACCAGAATTAAAGAGAGAGCTTTGGAAAAATGTGTATTCAAAAATACCTGGTTTACCAAAGTCAGTAACAGTTGATAATTATTTTGTGAGTGTTGGTACAAAAGATGCTACAAAAGTAAATCCAATACTCATTGAAAAACTCATAGAATTCTTTGAAGCTGATCCAAAACAATTTGATGTATTATATGGCATTATGAATAAAACATGCCGTGAAAAGTTATGTTCAGTTATCAATAAAGATTTGAAAGCAACTAAAGATTGGATTAATCAAGAGTTTAGACTTGAGAAAAAAGATGTAGAAGTTCCATTAATTCTCGTTAAAGCTATTCGTGATAAGTATAAAGTTGCTGGCGATCCTTTAGTTGAGATATTACCAAAAGTTATAAAGGCCAAAGCGTATCTAAATAAACAATCAGTCCAAGAATGGTTTATTGATTTATCAACAAAAAAAGAAACAGTAACCCTATTGATGACAATACGAAGTGATTCAGAATTTAGAAGAGCAAAACCAAAAGGTAAATTAGGTTCATTCGTAGGACTTAAATTACTCTATCGTGGAATTAAGAAATGAATTTTACAGATTACCTAGAAGAATCAAAAGAAGGAAAGAATGTTCATCTTGAACACATAGAAGATGAAGTTCTTAATCGTGGTGTAGCCGGCACTCGTGATTCAATTAATTTTCTCCGGTCATTACGAGATATGTTGGCAGGCCATGCTGAATCTAAAGTGAATGTCACTACAAAATGGGACGGTGCACCTGCGGTGTTTTGTGGTGTTAATCCAGAAAATGGTAAATTCTTTGTAGGAACTAAAGGTGTTTTTGCGAAGAATGCTAAATTAAATTATACAGATAAAGATATTGACAACAATCATCCGGCTGAAGGGCTCAATAAGAAACTTAAAGTTGCATTAAGATACTTACCAAAACTTGGTATCAAAGGTGTCTTACAAGGTGATATGATGTTCACTAAAGGTGATTTGAAGAATGAAACTATTGACGGCACAAGCTATATTACATTTCAACCAAATACGATTGTGTATGCTGTTCCTGTTGATTCTAAACTAGCACAGATGATGTCAGCCGCACAAATTGGTATTGTGTTTCATACTTCATACACAGGCAAAGCATTAGAAGATATGAAGGCCTCATTCAACATTGATATTAATAATTTAACAACAACCAAAGATGTTTGGTTCCGTGATGCTTCTTTTGTAGATGCTTCAGGCACAGCTACATTCACCGAACAAGAAACAAAACAAATTACATATATTCTTTCTGACATTGGTAATCTATTCAGAGGAATTAATCCTGTGGTGCTAAATAGAATAGCAACATCGGATGTTATCAGAACACAAATTAAAACATTTAATAATTCTAAAGTAAGAGCTGGAGAAGTTATTACGGATACAACAAAACATGTCCGTGAATTAACTCGCACCATTGAAGATAAACTTAACAAAGAAATAATTGCAGCTAAATTAGATAAGACCAAACAAAAAAGAATAGCAGAAAAATCAGAATTGATGAGGTTCTATCGTAATAACGCCACAGAATTAAAAAAGATATTTGATATTCAAAATGGTTTAGTTGAAGCTAAATCAATGATTATTAAAAAGTTACAACAGATTCGTCAAGTCACAGGAACATTCCTCAAGACTGACAATGGTTTCAAAGTTACAAACGCAGAAGGGTTTGTAGCGGTAGATAAATTACAAGGCAACGCAGTTAAACTGGTTGACCGATTAGAATTCTCTCAAGCAAACTTTAACGCTCAAAAGGCATGGGACAAATAAAATGGCATATGATTTAACCAAAATATTACAAGAATATGGTGACAACGACTTTGGCTTTACAGCTGTTGATGAAGCAGAATACAACGCTGTTATTGCACAGAAAGATGAAACAGTTGAAGAATATAAATCAAGACTTCAACAAGTAGAAAAGATTGTGATGCCTCTTTTAATTAATTTATTAAAGACAGCAGACCAACCA